TGTGATCGTGGGCATGGATTCACCTCTTTTCTTTTGAGATTCCACATAACGTTTGATGGTTTCGCTTGATGCATTTCCTACTGTACTCATGACTATATCAGTTCGATGAATGAACTACAACACGCTTCATCCCACCCCTAAAGGAGTAGGCTTTCGCGCGGGATTTCTGTAATGAATACAAGCTCATTTAATTCACCGCCTTTTTTAAGTGAATAAGTTCTGATGGCACTCCGTATGTCGCCGCGGCTTCATAAATGGTTGCGTTAGTGCCGCGGTATGTATAAAGCACCTCATCCGACAGAAGCAATTCCACTGCAAATTCATTCGCCTCTCTCTCCACCTTGTCCATGCAGAAAAATGTGTGTTTGCGCAAAAATGACGTGCTGAGTTCGGGATGCAGAACCGCATGCCCCAGCTCGTGCGCACAGACGAAGCGTTTCATCGGCTCGTCCAACTCTGAATTGATGTGAATGATCTGAATCCGACGGAACGTATGATGATACCCGTATATCCCGCCCAATTGTTCAAACAAAAGCACAATTCCTTTCTGCGATGCGATCTCAAAGGGGTTATTTGTGCCATGCTTTTTGACTAATTTTTCTACTATCTGTTTTATCTGATTAGCCATTAAGCGCTCCCCCTGAAAAACTTATTCTTTTCTATGTTTTTTTGGTGTGAATTTTTGTTTTGCGATGCGCTTGGCGAGGCGGAGCGAGTTTTCTAAAGATGCAATCAGCAGTTCCCGATCTTCTTCGTCGAGTTCGTCGATGTCCATTCCGCCAAACGCCGCGAAGCCGTTTCCTGTCTTGAGCCCTTTGATGATACGCTCCAGTTCTTTTTGGATGTCGCGTTCGTCTTTCTCGGTGAGGGCGGGGAGTGTGGTGTCGGCTGGTTGAATATTGTCCCTTCCTAATAGGTAGTCGATGCTTACATCCAATGCATCAGCCAAAGCCTTTAAAGTATCCATATCCGGCGTTCTATTCCCGCTCTCATATCCCGAAATTGACACTTTGGTAACGTTAACTTTCCGTCCTAATTCTTCTTGTGTTAAACCTTTCGCTTTTCGTAACATCCTTAATCTTTGAGGGAAACTCATTTGTAAACCTCCCGCTGATTTAATAACTATAAGATATTATAAGTTAACTAAAAGCTAACGTAAACAGAGTTAACAAATAAGAAATTTTTGTTGACAGTTAACTTTAAGTTAATATATAATAAAGTTAACAAGAGGTTAACTTATGAAAGGAGGTAACGAGTTGAACAAAAGGAGAGAAAAACTAATTAGCATAAGAAAAAAAGAAGGGATGACGTTGCAGGAAGTAGCAGATAAAGTAGGGATCAGCAAGCCATATTATTGGCAGATCGAACAAGGAAAAAGAGGGCTTTCATATGAAATGGCTGTAAAGATTGCCCGGGTTTTTAACAAAAGACCAGACGATATTTTTTTGGTCGGGGAGTTAACTTATGAGGAACAAAAGGAGGGAGTTAAATGAGTAATACACCAAAAGTTTTCAAACATGAAATGTTTGGGGAATTGCCAGTTGTTGTCGTTGGAGGAGTCGAATGGTTTGGAGGGGTGGAGGCGGCAAAGGCGTTAGGTTTCTTAAAGCCGCACGATGCACTTGCTAACCACGTTGACGAAGAGGACTCCGCCGTCCACGTAGTCCTTACTAGTGGAGGAAGACAAAGCAAAAAATTTATTAACGAATCCGGCCTTTATAGCCTGATTTTCGGTGCGGCCAAACAAGGTAATAACCCGGAGATTAGAGAGAAGGCTAAACAATTTAAGCGCTGGGTAACCGCAGAGGTGTTACCAACAATCCGCAAAACCGGCGGCTACGTTGCGAATGAGGACATGTTCATCAATACGTATCTCCCATTCGCGGACGAACAAACGAAGCTAATGTTCCGCGGCGTGCTGGAAACGGTGCGGCGACAAAACGAACAGATCGCGGCGATGAAGCCTAAAGTGGAGTATTTCGATGCGTTGGTTGACAGAAACCTTTTGACGAATTTCCGAGATACGGCAAAGGAATTGCAAATAAAAGAGCGCTTCTTCATCGATTGGTTGCTTAAAAACAAATTCATCTATCGTGACCAGAAAAAGAAGCTAAAACCGTATGCGGCATATGTTCCAGAGCTGTTTGAATTGAAAGAATGGGAACGAAATGGACGAGCTGACGTGCAGACGCTCATCACGCCAAAAGGAAGAGAGACATTCCGATTGCTGTTGAAGAAAGAGCAAACGGCGTGAAAGGGGGTGAAGAAAAATGAACATCGAACAACGGTTAGCCGAATTGGAACAACTCGTTGCCAAGCTAGAAAAGAAAGCCGCCGATGAGGCGACGGTTATAAAAGATATTCTTCCAAAACCGTTAGATAAAGAGCGATTTGAAAGATTAATAAGTTCATTCATTTCACGACATGAATAAAATCGCGAGGGTCGAACGGCTCGTTTGGGTCAAGGTTTGTTAATAAAACCGTAATGAACGCGCTTAATCTAATGGATTCAGCGACACTAACGGAAACTAGCGCAGATATCAATTCATCATCTTTGAGTCCGAGTTGAATAAGGGTATCGTAATGGTTTCGAATACGGTTGCTTATCTTAGGTTCAATAATATCTTTGATTAAAGATTCGTCAAGCACTTGGAATATTTCTTGGATTTGCTGTAGCTTTTCTTTCACGTTTTCACCTCCCTTCCACGTCACTATTCGACACGAAGGGAGGAAAATCCTACAAAGGAGGGGGACGAGGTGAGAAACAAAGTCTGGTGGTCGATGCAGGATCTCAAAGAGCGCACCGGCTACAGCGAGGATTGGCTGAAGGAGCATATCCTGCTCCATCCTCGCTACAAGCCGATGCTAGACATTGAAAATGGTGGGTTTGTGTACTACCCGAAACGGAAAGGTGAACGCTGGTGCTTCATTGCTTCACGGATGGAGGAGTTTTTGCAAAAGCATTTCCGAGACATATTCACGAAAAAGGGGGATTCACATGCAAATCAAAAAATTGTCGTTCGATGAGTTGCCATCGCGTGTTACCGACGAGATCACTGCCCGATACAAGGACATCCAGCCGATTGAAGCAACAGTCATGGAGTTTGAAACCGTTGCAGAACCGATGTATGCGATCAGTTTGCTAGACTTCGATAGAAATGTTATTGCAGAACTGACATTCGTAGATGGGAAAATCACTCATGAAAACCGGGTGACGCTCCGCACTGTTTTTAAGGTGATGGAGAAATATCCGAAACGGTTCGGCCTCGAATGAATGAAGGAGGTGAATGACATGACAAAAGAGGAAAAGCTCCGAATCCGCATGCAAGTGTCAGAAATCCTTGACCGGCATTGCCGGTGGTGTCAACACAAGTCCTACGTGTCAGTGTGCCGGCAATGCCCATACGGACAGCAGATGCAAGAGCTGTCCATGCCGTTGTGGGGATCGGATGCGGATGACGATGACCCGTACTTCCGTGCTACGAGAACCGGCAGCTGGGAGCCAGAAGATGATTTTTACCTTATAAATCACTACGGCGTGCAACCGATCGAAGTCATCTCTGCGCGCACAGGCCGGAGCATACAGTCGATCCACAAGCGTATCGCCAAATTGAAAGGAGGTGAACCCGCATGATCGAGGGAGTGGACACGGTTCACGATGGAGAAACATTTCGCAAGAAGCGATATAAGCAGTTGCTGCGCGAGGAAATCTTTTTGGTTGGACTAGCCGAAGTAATCAAATCAAACGGAGACTTTGAAGGTGCCAGACAAGTTTGGGCGCGCGTGTGGCAGACCAGAGAAGCTAGAAAACTTCTTCGCGTCCGGATGCCTTCATGATGATCAAAGTTCGCGAGTGGCTCCAAATGTCGAAAGAAGAGCGCTTTTGGTTGCTAGAAAACGAGGCCTATCGCCAATGGAAAGAAAGAAAAAATAAAAACGGCTCTCTTGCGCCAGAGAACCGTTAAATCCTTAAAAAAGGACCGATGAAAAATACTCCTATTTCTATTCTATCTCATCGGTCCTTCCGATACAAATACTTTTTTCGGGAGGTATTCGATGTCAACTACCCCCACTTAGCTAACGCTTGAAGTGGGGGCTTGCAACTCCCCAGAAGTGCGAGCGGACTTCGTCCTCCTTCCTTGACTTGGGGTTGCATCAGGGGCAGGTTGACGACTACCCAACGACGCAGGTCATGCCTGCATCGTTACCGATTCTCTCGGCGTGTCTGTTGGCAGTACTTGACTTCCACACACAACAGACGGACCTACGCTCAATGTTTTACGGTTACAACGTTTCCTGTAACCAACTCCCTACATCGAGTAGCAGTTATTGGAGTGCCTTTATTCAACGGTTTTCTCCACGCCTTTATTATATCATACACAAAAGAAAGGGGGAACGCGCATTCCTCCCCCACTTACTCCCTTTGGTCGTTGAAGTGGGGGTCTCCTGCGCGAAATAGGATGAATCTTGATCGTTTTGCGTATGGTTTACGCGATCCACAATCAATTCCGATGATTGGTGAATGCGCAAATTGTCACGCTGGAATCTTCAAAGGCTATGAAGTGATTCGATATGAAGGTGAACTTTTCTGCGATACCCATTGCCTTGGTGAATACTTGGTGGAAGTCGTGGACTACGAGGAGGTGATCCTATGAAGCCGATCATCTTGGCAGAAACGGCAAACATGAATCATCTTGAATGGTTGCATTTGCGTCAGAAAGGCATCGGTGGATCGGATGCGGCAGCCATTGCCGGTCTGAACAGATATAAAAGTCTGATCCAGGTGTATTACGAAAAAGTGGAAGGTGTGAAGGAATCCGAGCCGAGCGAAGCGGCCTACTGGGGGGCGATCCTGGAGGATATCGTCGCTCAGGAGTTCAGCCGGCGAACAGGCTTGAAAGTCCGGCGCCGGAACGCGATCCTGCGCCATCCCGAGTACCCATTTATGATAGCCAACGTGGATCGGCTTGTCGTCGGCGAAGATGCCGGCCTGGAATGTAAAACAGGGAGCGAATACCTCAAGGATGAATGGGTGGAAGGCGAAAAGATTCCGGATCAATATTTCATCCAACTCCAGCACTACATGGCTGTTACCGGTCGCTCTAAATGGTACATCGCGGTCTTAATCGGCGGCAACAAGTTTCGTTGGGATGTCATCGAACGCGACGAAGAAATCATCAATTACTTGATTGAAATTGAGGCGGAATTTTGGCAGCGCGTCATTGAAAAACGGCCACCGGAAGTGGACGGAAGCGAAGCAAGCACAAACCTATTGAACCTCTTGTATCCGGTGGAGTCTGTCGTGGATGACGAAGCCGAACTGCCTGGGGAAGTGGATGCGCTCATCGCAGAATTAGAGGCAGTGAACGCAGAGATCAAGCAAAAGAGCGAGAAAAAGGTGGAGATTGAGAACAAAATCAAAGCTCTGTTGGGCGAACGTGAGCGTGGCCGTACGAATGAATACATCGTGAAATGGTCGGTCGTGAACTCGAACAGGTTTGATTCCAAACGGTTTGCAAAAGAACACCCGGACTTGTATCAGCAATACATCCAAACGTCGACGTATCGACGTTTCAGCATCTCTAAAAATAAATCGAGAAAGGTGGTATCACAATGACACAAGCAGAGAAACTGAAAAATCAATTGGCAACGAAAGTGAACGGAAACGGCCAGGCGACCAAGAAGCAGGACGGTGGCAAAGTCACCGTTGCCGATCTCCTTCAAAAAATGAAGCCGGAATTCGAGCGGGCGCTACCAAAACATATGGATGCAGACCGACTTATTCGTATTGCTCTTACTGAAATGCGCCAAAATCCAGCGCTTCTATCCTGCGAAATTAAAAGTTTGATGGGAGCTATCATGCAAGCAGCGCAACTCGGATTGGAGCCTGGACTTCTTGGACATTGTTATTTGATTCCTTTTGAAAATAAAAAACGCGGAACAAAAGAAGTACAGTTTGTTATCGGCTACAAAGGTTTAATTGACTTGGTCCGTCGTTCCGGGGAAGTTGAAAGCATCAAAGCCGAGGCGGTGTATGAAAACGACGAATTCGAGTTTGAATACGGACTCGATGAAAAATTGCGCCACAAACCGTTATTGTTTGGCGATCGTGGAAATCTAATCGGATTTTATGCGTATGCCAAGTTCAAAGATGGCGGCCATGCGTTCCATGTGATGTCGGTGGAGGAAATTAACCGAATTCGCGATAAACACTCCAAGGCAAAAGACAAAGGTCCTTGGAAAGAAGAATACGAAGCAATGGCCAAGAAAACAGTTATTCGCCAGCTCATTAAATATTTGCCGATCTCGATTGAAATTCAGCGCAACATCTCGCTCGACGAAACGGTTCGCAAGGATATCAACGAGGAACCGGAACGAGTGGACTATATTGACATGGAAGTTGAGGCGATTGAAGGCGAGGTTATCGAAGGGGATCAGATCGAACAGGAGCCGGTGGAACAGCAGGAACTTTTTAACCAGGGGGCGTGATGCTCCCTGGTTGTCCTGGGAGGTGCTAATTCATGAACGATAAGCTCATCGTTCGGAGTTTGAAAAAGAAGCCTTTTGTCATAGTGGAGAAGGCAATCGTTTACGACACCAAGCACTTGAATATCTACGACAAGATGGTTTATGTGGTGCTTTGTAGCTTCGCAGATAATGACACGCAGCAGTGTTTTCCGTCTGTATCTAAATTGGCCGAATATTGCGGTTGCTCGGTATCCACTGTGAAACGTTCATTGAAACGGCTTGAAAAACTTGGGTTGATCCACATCGAACAACGGCAAGATGAAAATGGTCGAAGCGAGACGAACGTTTACACCATCCTAGAACTCCCGGAATTTTTTCAAGAAAACCAGAGAAACAGTCAACAAAACCCACCGGAAAATGCAAACGGATATTCCGGAGGGGTTCTCACAGAACGGGTAGAGGTTCTGTCTGAACGGGGGAGGGGTTCTCACAGACCTGGGGAGGGGTTCTGTGAGAACCACAAACTATACTCATTTAACTATACTCATTTAACTAAAGATAATGATGATAATAAGGACCGTCCAAAAGAAAACGGCCTTAATGCTTTCAGGTTTTATGAAGAAAACTTTCAGCCGCTTTCTTCTGTCGATATTGAAATCCTTAATTACTGGTTGGATCGTTTCCCGGAAGAAATTGTTCTCTGCGCCATGAGAAAAGCGCTTGAACAAAATGTCCGGAGAATCAAATACATCGATAGAATCCTTGCTAATTGGGAAATACAAAAGGTTCAAACGTTAGAAGATGTGGCTCGCTTGGACAGGCAGTATGAACTTGAAAAACAAACGAAACAAAAACGCGGGGGTGTTGCGAATGGCTCGATTTGCAAACATCGGGGAAGTAATGGCCGATCTTCAAAAGAAGATGAAAGAATTTCGCATTACGAACCAGGAAAATGGGACGACGTCGACCTCTCCCTTGAAGGACTCCTATAAATGCGAGAAATGCAAAGACCTGGGTATGATCTTCATCGACAACAATACAGCGCGTGTCTGCGATTGCATCGCGCAGCGGAGAATCGAACGGCTTTTTAAATCGTCCGAGATCTCCGAAGCCTTTCGCGGTCTGAACTTCTCGAACTTCTCCATTGACGGTCGTCCGCAGCTCGTCCAAGACGCCTTTAAATGCGCTGTCAAATACGCTAAATCGTTTCTGGGGATCCGAGATAGCCGTCGGAACTCTATCGCGCTTCTGGGCGCTCCTGGGGCCGGAAAAACGCATTTACTGACGGCGGTGGCCAATAATTTGATTCGGAACCAGGTTGAGGTGCTCTATTTTCCGTACCGGGAAGGATTCGACGAAATCAAAGACGACCTTGAGAGCTTGGAACAAAAATGCGAACGAATGAAGGCGGTCGAGGTGCTGTTTATCGATGACTTGTTCAAACGTGGCGCAACGGAATTTGAAATTAAAACCATGTATTCGGTCATTAACTACCGGTATCTCAATCATAAGCCGATTATGGTTTCGTCGGAATGCCTGGAGGATGATCTCCTGGAGATCGACGAAGCGCTCGGCTCTCGCATTATCGAAATGTGTCGGGATTATCTCGTTGAAATCGTCGGCGATCGGAAACTATTAAACTACCGATTAGCGAAATGAGAACAGGAGGAGAAACTATGGTGACATTATTCGGATTCAACGGTCCAGCGCCGTTTTCCACGATTTTTTGGCATCAGAACGGGGAGTATGTTTCCAAGACGATTTGTTACACGGAAGAAGAAGAACGCGAAGCCATCAGTCGTTTTTATACATCTAACGATTTTTATAGTACTTTTGACGCCGCGGTCATTTGCAGAGAAAAAAGGGGTCAAGGTTTATTCAAGACGGAAATCCGATTGGATCATCACGGACACTGGAACTGGCGGTTGCTGAAAAAAACGATTTCGAGGTGGTTGTGATGCGTTGTCCAATCTGTGGTGGTCGGACAAAAGTGTTGGATGTTCGAGAAAAACAAGGGAAGATGAAGCGCAGACGAGAATGTGCAGATTGCTTAACGCGATTTACTACCGAAGAAAAGGTCGTCATGGAGTCGTTGGATGAATACCTAATCCGTCGTCTGAATAATTTTCGGACTCTATAAAAAGGGGGATATTTGGATGAGAATCAGCTTGGATTTATCGGTTCTCTTTGACATGCAGGAGGCGCTGGATCATCACATCCGGCGCAAACAAAACATCCCGGCGGAAGGGATCTTGAGACAGTACCAGCTGCGTGGATACAGGCTCGTGAATCAGTATGATCCGACGGATACACAAATTTGCAAGGGATAAAAAACAAAAAGCCAGGACTTCTCCCGGCGTTAGCAACTCACTACATTAAGTATAACACGGGAGGGGTCCGAGTGGGCAAACGATATTATCAACTGTCTTTTTTGCGTGACACGGACGGAGAAAAAACAAAAGAAGCAGTCGAGGCAGCGCTTGAAAAATATCGCATGTATATGTTGACAGTTCAGGACGAGCTACTACCGAAAGTGACACAGACGTACTCTCTCGTGCCGCCGTCGCAGACAAATGCGTTTCACTCGTCTACGGAGGACGCCGCGATCAAGAAAGTGGATTTTGAGCGTGAAAGAGATGAGTACATGGAGAGAATACGCCGCGCGGTGAATCGACTGAACAAAATGGAACGGGAATTGATTATCAAGCGATACATGTGTTTAGAGGAACCACGTGACTACGATGTATACAACGAGATGGGAATTAGCGAATCGACGTTTTATCGTATCCGCGAGAAGGCGTTTTATAAATTGGCTTTTGCGTTACGAATCGAAGTGTACAAAGAAGAGGCACCTGTGTAGGTGCCTCACAGACTGTTGACAAAATGGTTATAAGACAGTTGTCTTATAACCATTTTGTTCCATTTTTAAGGTTGTTTT